TTATGCTTTTTGTTGTTGTAAACGTCGTTGTAATGTATTAATTGCATTACGAACATTTGGCAGCGGTCCAATATGGTTATTGATAAAACCAGGTCGTTGTGGTGTGCCGGTCTCTATCAACAGACTTCGCATTTCACGTGGTGTGAGAACCTGGCCAGTCTGTTGTTTATACCATGATTGAATGCCAATTGCTGCTGAAGCTACAATTGGGGTAGCGGCTGAGGTGCCATCAAAGTTACTAGCATAATTATTATTAGGACCACCATCGTATAAAGTACCAAAGCCGGTTGTTACGACACTATCACCCCAGGCCTGGACATGGATCATCGTTTTGCCATAAGTTGAAAATGAACGACATATTTGATTTTTAGAGCCAGCACCAACCCGAATAGCGCCGTTATCACCGCGATCGCGATATTGTGCATAATAATCATCATCCAGATTTTCACTGCCATTACCTGCCGCAGCAATAATAATAATACCGGCATCGGTGGCCGCTTTAGTGATATCCCAGACCGATTGGCAATAATCAGCAGGTACTTGAGTTGTATCATCATCTGGTTTGGATTGGATAGATAATTCGTAAATAAAAATATCACCCGCTCTTAAATGTTGTAATCCTCTTATGATCCCGCCTGCGGCATCATAAGGTTTAACAGAAATACCATTGTGCGAACCTTAATGGCATTTTACGGAATATTAATTTTATTGAGTAAATATTGTGCGAACCTTAATGGCATTTTACGGAATATTAATTTTATTGAGTAAATATTGTGCGAACCTTAATGGCATTTTACGGAATATTAATTTTATTGAGTAAATATTGTGCGAACCTTAATGGCATTTTACGGAATATTAATTTTATTGAGTTAGCATGAAATTAAACAATAAACAAAAGCAAATAAAAAAATCAATCTGTCGCTAAACGATTCGCTTGTCTTCGACCCTCAAACTGCTGAGTCGCTTTATTTATCGTAAAAAGATGGCTTGGCAGGAACGCTAACGCGGGGGTTCCTTGCTACCCGATAAGTCCCCCCCTGGCTTCGGCGGTTTTGCAGTCGGTTATCTTTGCGATTTCAATCTGCCGCCTTACATGTCCTGACGGACATTTTAAAACATAAAAAAAGCCCGCCATAAAAGTAGCGGGTTTCCCTGATATGGTGTGATGCGACTCAAAATCAGAAGTGGCGGTATTTACGATTAATTTTAGAAGTTATGACCTAATACCAAATCGATATTATCTCATCGAATAAAATACCCTAGGTGCATTTAACGCACCTAGACTAATCCGCTTTTTTATGTCTTACGAATGCGTTGTTGGCTATCATACAAAGCAAATAACACTAAACGAACATGAAATACCGTTAATAATCCCGTCAATGACGCTGGCTCAAATTTCATTCTGGCTTCTGTTATCGTCTGTCTCACCACTTTATACGCCACTGAACGCAACACTGAGATTTCTTTTTGTGGAATACCAAAAGCAAATAACAGTGCCGTTTCAAACTGCACTGGCGTTAATTCAGGAAAAAGATTGCGTAACTCTGGATATTGAGTAGGATCGAACACAGTCATATAGACCTCCTTATAAGGTTTATGTGATAGCTGTGTAGTCAGATATGGAGTCTGGCTATACAGCGCCAAAAAAAATAACTTAACGCTTAACAAACAACATGTAATACAACAAAACCGGCGTTCTATTTTCTTACCGGCTACGTCGGTTTGCCTCTTCATGCAAGGCAGCGTTCCTCGCTAACGCTGTGGTACGCTGCCTGCCTTCATCGTTGAACCTTCTTCACCTGTAAAATCACTAAAATATCGGTTTTATTATTTTCTGTCGAAGCACTGGTAAACCAGCCCTTCGGCAAAAACGAAAATCCGGTATCCGCTTCGGTTACTTTATTTTCAGCCAAACCGCCTAACAAAATAATATCACCATCGGCAACGCTCACTTGCGTATTGACCTGGCGTTTAATCAACGTTGGACTGTTATTGACACCCGTTTCAGTTTTAGCAAAATTTGATAATTGCTGGTCAATGGTTAAATCAACACCCTGTTGCCGGATTTGCGGACGTACATTTAAAATTACCCCACTAGAGCGATATTCTATCGACTGGACAGGCTTATTATCAGCATAACTTACCTTACCTAATACAGGCACATCTGAGCCGACAGAAAATGATGCCTGCGCCCCATTCTTCACTCTTAATCTAGGTGAACTCACCACATGAAAACGGCTATCAGTACGGAACAATTCATATAACGCATCTAATGAACCTAAATTAAAGCGAACAAAATTATCAAATCCTGCCTCTTTACCGATACCAACATTAAATTTACCGGAAACCAATTTGGCAGCCAATGCCAAGCCTGACCCATTACGCTCAGCGGTTTGTACCTCAAAGACATAGGCAGAAACCACCACTTCATCCGTTACAGTATCGATTTTAGGTAACAATATTTTTAATCGGGCAATATCGGCTTTAGTACCATAATAAACCAGTACATCCCCTGTCCGGTTCAGAAAATCCGAAGCCGTCCCCGCCACGGCTTTTTCTGGTGCGATTTGCCCCACTGAAATACCACTACGAGACGAATTAAAATTACCATCAAACTGGCTGCGTAATAAATCCGATAAATACGATACTGAGCGATAACGGGGCTGATAAACATAGGTTTCCCTGATTACTGTGGGTGTTTTTGGCGTAAAAAAAACTAAATAATCAATCCCATTACGTTCATGAATGGCAATCTGTAAATTATTCAAATAACGCTTAATAAAAGCCCGTTCATCAATTTCTGGCGTAATACGAAAAGTCACTTTACGAGGGTCATTGATTAATTCTGGCGATAACATAAACGGACGTTCAAAAACCTGTCGATAAAGCACATTCAACGCTTGCGGTAAAGGCACGTTATCCAGTTCCATCATCACGCCTTTAGCCATTAACAAGGGACTTACCGTTAACAACACCCCTATCCATGCCCTTTTCATTTCATGCCTCCCGAATAGGTTGTGACAACCTCACCGTCAATGTTGCCCGTCATCCGCAAACCATAAAAACGAAACTGCGATAATGGCTCAAGTCGAATCTGCCCCTGCTGATTAAGTAACACCACCCACGCCTGACCACGCTGACTAATTTTGCCCGCAATACGCCATTAAGTGGATAAATTTTGTGGCGACGGATTTTGATGTGATTTTTGGGTAGTCACTGATTTATCAACTGATTCAGAGACAGGCCGATTTTTGGGCGTTATCCCGTTACCACCAAAAAATTGATAAAGAAAATAAACGGAGGCTATGACCAGCAACAACAGTCCTAATGTTAATAACCAGAATTTAGATTGATTAAAAATACTCTGGCGCTTATCCACCACCTGCTCTTGTCCTTGCCCCCCTTCATAAGAATGATAAAGTGGAAAAATCACCTTGTCATAACTGCACTGATAAGATGAAGTGCGATTATTTTTAAACAGTTTAATCCCTGAATAAACATCGACCCGATAGCGATGACGTAACCCTAACGCCACCAATTTGGTCATTTTATACGTCGTCTCAATCCGGTCTTTGATAAAACGCGGTAAATTAGCCACCGACTGATTTAATACCACTAAATCACAGGTAACACCTTCTATATTAACAAAATGACCATGTTCGGCAATAAATGAGCGATGTTGTTGCGGTATCTTGTCGTTTTCCCAAATTCGCCACGCTTCATCAATGCAAATTAAATCACCTGCCTGACAAAAGGTGTCTTCTGCGATACCCGTTTCTGTTTTAAATGGAAAAAAATCAGCCTTTTTAACCTGTTCATTATCAACGCAGATAATCTCACCTAATTGATATTCATCGGCTTTCTTTTTATCAAGACAATAAACCCTGATTTTTTCTGCTGAAATGCCGTAGATATTCGTCACAATCCGGCGACCTTTCATAAAAGCCGGAATAATAACGTTACAAACTACTTCGTAAGATTTACCGCTTCTTGGAATACCGACATAAGCTGAAATCGCCATACATCACCCTATCACCGGAATACGGCGCACAATAAAACGGGTCAGATAAGCCGAAATCACAATCTTCATCCCCGTTATCACGGCAAACAGATTCATAAAATACCAGACACTATCAGGCAGTTGACCAATCAACTCCGGCAAATTCGTTGACGTGGGTAGTAAAGCTAATAAAACGGGGACAAATTCAGTAACCACTAAAAACAGCGCCGAAAACACAATAAATTTAATGGCCAGCGTTCTAAAAACGAACCCTAATAAAAAATTAAATGCGGATACAATCAAGGCATACATCACTTAATCCCCTTAAGAAGACAATACAATCCGTAATCCCAGAAATGACCAGATAATCATTGAAAACAGGGTTAACAAACCACGAATGCTTTCAAACAAGGTACAATGAGCATCAATGACAAAATGCTGCTCAAACACCTCAAAAGTCGCTACTGGGCATGACGCTGCTCGTTCTGGTAAATTAAAATTTTTCAAAAAAGGAAAGAGATTCTGTAATGGCGATAATACCGATTCTGCGGTGGGTGAATCTAAATCCGGTTCATTATTATCGGGATGCGATAAATCGGTTCCCTGACCATTACCTTTTGAACCAGAAGATTGCCCAAAATTTGAAGAAGCACCCGAAGATGAACTGACACCCGATTGACTGGTTCCGGATGAAGACAATGAATGCGTGGCACTCTCGGTATTCACTAAACTTCCTGCAATACTCGAACCTGCATCAACGGAATGGGCTGTACTCCCTAAATTTATTGAACCACTCCCTGACGGTGAAGAAAGCGGTAAATCAGAATAAACAGGTAACGGATATCTAGCTAAATCCAAATCAGGATGAAGCGCTAAATAATTAAGATTATATTCCACCTTATCTTTAGCAGAAGCCGAATCTGAAATGGCATAATCGGGATTAGGTACAACACTAAATATTCCCGTATCAGGAAAATCAGGCGGATTATTCATATCAGAATAAGCACCACTACCCACCCAACCTAAAAATTTATCCTCTTTAAAAACGGGTTTACATCTGTCCGTCACAACAAACTCATCTGAAGAGCCAATCGAGCCATAAGTACCATACTGAGACGCACAAAAGGAATGGGCTAACGTCGTCTCATCGTTATTATTCGTTTTACCATAACCTTTACCTTCTGCTACTTCCCCTGTCGGTTTCCAAGATGTTGCATTACAAATATCGCTTTTATCAAAACAAATAAGCACATCACCCGTGGCTATATACTCACAACCGTCAACATAAATATAACGTTCACCTGAAATACTCCTAACGCCACTTTGAGAGCCGGATAAAGGCGGTTTCTTCTTACAAATTTCTTCCGGAGTGGATTTTTCAATTGCATCATCCGATTTAGATTTATCAAAATTATCATTCTCGCGAACTGAAACGGTATAAAATCCTGCGCCTTCTAATGTATCACCTAAACCACCAATAATTGTACCCACATAATCCACCCGAACATTATTAAAAATACCCACATCAGAAATCGAAGTGATTTTTTTAAATTTGCAAGAACGCGAAGGCATACAATAAACCACGCCGGCTTTTTTTACTTTCTCATCCTCAAACGCGCGTAATGCTATCGAACGTCTATCATGACCCTCATAATATTGACTATTTTCGTAAGCATAAAATGGATATTTATTAGACAGTGAATGATTAACAGCAATAGAACTTGCGCTTACTAAAACAGGATAAAAAACAGATAAAACGGCAAAATAGAAAAAATATATCAATCCAACCCTTGTATGACTGCCCAGGCACATAACAGCCCCCACAAAAAACACAGAAAATAAAATCCGATTGTCAGCATCGATATAAAGGGGCATTAATTTGCCCCTCTCCTTGTTACGCACCACGTACCATACGTAAAACCCACTTAACGCCTGCCATGCCTGCATAAACGGCAATCAGACCGCCTGCAACGGCTAAAATACCCGTCATGACAGAATTAAAATTAAGGGAGTTCGTTAATTGCGTGTAATCAATAGCCGTACCTGTCCCTGTTGCGGCTTCTGCAAATGACATTGCAGAACTAAAAGCACCGAATAAACCAATACCTACACTTAAATATAAAGTGCGTAGATTAAGTTTGTTAAAAAACTTATTTAAACCTAATTTAGTCAACATAATTAAACACCTTTAAACATATTAATTACTGCACCAAGACCTTTGGAAAATAACCAAAGTCCGATTACCGAGGTAAAAGGAATCCCCCAAAATTGTGCCGCGACTGAATAATCAATATTAAGGAGTTCCTGATATGGCAACTCTTTTATCGTCAATTCAATAGTTTGGCAGTCATTCGTGACTTTCGAACAAATCTCACCGACAATATTATTTTCCGGAGTAGCCATAGCGATCACCTATTCCACTAAATCGAGAAACATTTCAACGTTATGCCCCGTTAAGGGTTGCCCTGTCTGTTTATCGTGATATCTAAACGAACGTTCAAAACCGGAAATTCGGCAAACCAATTCATTCACTTCTGAATCAATCGCCCCCACACGCCGTTTAGAACGAATTTTTACAACCGGCGGTTTAGAATAAGGATCAGGTGCGGGTAAAATAACGGTGGTATAAACATGTCCATCATTAGACGTACTGATACGGGTCACTTTTCCACTAATCACTGTTTGATATAAGGGCAATGCAGCCATAATGGTTCACCTTTCTTGATTTAAGCGTTTGCAACTTGTTTAAATGGATAAATAGTATTCTGACGTTCAAAAACACTCACTGGCTCGACATACCAGTCAGGCCGTTGTTGAGAAAAATCGATATGGATAACTTTATAAAAGGGAATGACGTTAGATTTATCGCCGGTGAGATTTTGTAATTGTGATTTGCTGAGGCCAATATTCGTTAATAAAGTTAAATTATCATAAAATGTTCTTCTTGCCAGAGAATTAAAAACATTTAAATAACCTTCATTAACTAAACGACGATAAAAACCAAATATCCGTTGAGCTTTAGCATAGGAAATGTTGCCTTTTGGCGTGGTAGAATAATAATGAGATTTTAATCGTTCAAAAATATGTTCGTCATCATAAATATTCATTTCCATTCCCCTCAGTGCCGTCAACAAATCATCAAAACTTTTCATCCACAGATCGTAAATTAAATTAGCCCCACTACGTTCATATTGTTGTTGATAAAGGCAAAGCGCAGAAAAATTAATCGGAATCTGATTATCTTTTAAAAAACGTTTTTTTAATCGCCCTTCTAATCTCAACAGGTTATTGGCAAAATCCGTCAAACGTTTATTATTTAAAATCGCAAACTGATTAAGCAACACCTCATCATTGGGATTAACCCGTAATTTTCTTTGTATTTCACCAAAACGTTTTGCCAGTTCAAGCGCTTTGTAATAAATACACAATTCCCTGTGTTTAGAACCACGATTAAAATAAACGGTGGATTCATGATCGTTTGATTTCGTGGCTTTGGTTTGTCCATGACTGATATTCTTAAAATAAGCAATCACCTGCTTACAAATACTTTCCGTTGGTAATCTTACTGATAACGTTGTATGAAGCTCAGAAACTTCGCTATTCTCGACATCTAACAAATTAAAAAGATGTGGCATGGAAACCGCTAAATTAGTCATTAACTCCAAGCCACATAATGCAATATTGGTTGAACCAAATACATTATGCCCCTGTAAGAGCTTGGCGGGTGAAGCCTTAAGATTGACACGCGGGAAAATCAAATGAGTTCCCTGATAAATTTTCATGCCCAAACTGGCAAAATGCGTTGGTAACGATTCAAAAGGATGCGCTAATCCCTGAACAGATAAATCCCCTTTTATTTCAAATTCCACATCACGAGCAGACAACCGAACCCCACTTAATTTAGCAATCTGCATAAAATCGATAGAGCCTCCTCCATGCTCCCTATCACGAGATGTTCTCATCACATACTCATCTTTAAATGGAATCTGAAGCTCAAGAAGATCAATCATAATAACCACTCTATGAATACTAATAGTGATTATATATAGTCAACTATCTTTAAATAGTCAACTTACTATTCATAAATAAGTTATTATTTCTATAAATGACTCACAAGAGAGAATTTTTATGGCTATAGGTGATAATATACGAACAAGGAGAGAAGCTTTAGGAATGACTAGAGAAGAGTTAGCCGAAAAAACACAAATATCATTCTCTCAATTATCAAAGATAGAAAGAAATGAACAAAAAAATCCAACTATTCAATCAATTATCGCAATCAGCACCGCTTTAAATTGTTCAGTTGATGAGCTTATCTATAATAAAAAATCAACTGACACTAATTATTTAATAAAAGTAATAAATAACTTGCCATTAGAAGATCAAGAAGTAATCAAAAAAATAAGTAAAGGTATGAGTCTGATAAATCAAGCTGAAGAAATGTTAAATAAAAATCAATAAACATAATAAAATATGTAAAATAATGCGGATTCCGCACAAGAGTACATAATTAAAGAGTCATGTACTCTTGATTATGTAACATTTAATTAACAAATGGCTAATGTAAATGGAAAAGAAAAAAATAATAAAACAACTAAAAGAACTAGAAATTGAATTTAGAAAAAATAACCCTGACGTTATCGGTTATACCCTGTTTAATACAGTTAATCGCCGCTTTGTGACAATGAGAGAAAATGAGTTTGGAATGCTTATTTATACGGATAATCTTGAAGTAGCCTATTTTGAAGATACAAAACTTCCCGCATTGACACGAGTTTCGCACGGACATATAAAATTCTAGAAATGGCGTCAAAACAATGATTAACCTGTAACTTACTAAGAGGTATAAATTTACTTAAATTACAATAAGTTGTTTTTAATTTATGAGATTTTTTCTATTTATATATTATGCTGAATTAGACGTAAAAATAGAGCGTTTTTTTATTGGTGCGAAACTCGTGATTGATAAGTAGAGAATTGTTACCAGAACCTGATAAATTCGATATTGCGGTTGTTCCACTAATCAAAAACCCCCTATTTGGACTTAGCGTCAAGTCAGGCTACCTAGATCGACATAACCGCAGGTTCGCACAATAGCGTTATGTATAAATGGCCGCCGTCTGCGAGGAGATATTTTCGCAGACGGCTATTCAACATAACGGCATTGTACATAAAGTGCATCAGCATCATGTACCATTCCTTTTACACCAAAGGCCAGATCTTTTGCATACATAACACCCGCTACGGCCGTACCATGATTAATTTCATACTCATCGTTATCATCGCTGACAACCAGTGGAATAAAATTGTCTCTTTTCAAATTAATATGTTGGTAATTAAAAGCTGCCTCGATATCAGCAATACGGATACCTTTACCTGCTACGCCAAGAGACCAAGCATATTCCATATCAATGCCTGTCCATAGTTCTCCTATGCCTAATTTGTATTCTTGTAATTTAGTAAAATCGGGTGTTTCGGTATCGTTTAGTTGTTCAGAACCTGACAAAGTTGATGAGGCTAGTTGTGTGCATTCTAGTTCAGCATATTCGATAAAGTCATAGCCGTTAATCGCTTTTAATAATTGTTGTTTTTCGTTGGGAAGTAGCGATTCCGATCCTTTAATATAAAACATGCCACTGAGGCTAGCAAAATTAATGTTATTTATTTGACCTTGAGTTTGTAATATATCATCAGGTACGACAGGAATATAAATAAATTGGTTAAATAATTGATTTTGTAAAGCTAATGGTTTTAATAATAATTTATTATTTTTTCTAGATTGAATAACATCTTGGTTAAATTTAATAATTATTTTATTTTTTTTCAT